ATAATACAAGAGGTATTTTTGGGTCAGGTCAAGCAATGAGATATATCACTATTGCAACCACTGGTAACTCAGATTCTTTTGGTAATTTAAGTAGTGCTGGTCAACAATATTTTGCGGGACTAGCAGATTCAACTAGAGCAGTATTTGGTACATTTTATAACAGTAATGCTGGTCTTTCTTCTAATGTTATCGAATATTTTACAATAGCAACTGCTGGCAACGCTACCGATTTTGGCGATTTAACTGTTGCAAGATATGCAGGTGCTGGTTTATCTAATAGTAATGGTGGTCTTGCAGCATGATAAAATTGTATTTAAAGGACGGTATATAAAATGCCAATAACAAGTTTTAAATCAGGTACTAAGAGTAGAAGTATGTTGGCTGGAAATGTTTATTTTAATCCACTACTCAATGCTAGAGGCCTATTTGGCGGAGGCGGAGGTGGTGGTAATTCCGATGTGATTAACTATGTAGAAATAACAACAACTGGAAATGCAACATCTTTTGGTACTTTAACTCTTGCAAGAGAAGGGGCATCTGGTTGTTCCTCATTTACTAGAGGTTTGTTTGGTGGGGGTTATACAAGTACTAATAGTAATGTTATTGACTATGTAACTATTATGAGTACAGGCAATGCAACGGATTTTGGTGATTTAACATTTGGAAAATATTATGGAGGAGGATGTTCTTCATCTACTAGGGGTTTATTTGGTGGTGGATATGTTGCTACTCATTCCGACATAATTGATTATGTAGAAATAGCAACAACAGGAAATGCCACAGATTTTGGTGATTTAACAGTTGCAAGAGGTTATGTTGGGGCCTGTGCCTCATCTGCTAGAGGTCTGTTTGCCAGCGGATTTATTGCCAATTATTCTAATGTTATTGATTATGTAACTATAGCCTCAACTGGCAATGCAACTGATTTTGGTGATTTATCTGTAACAAGATTAGGAGTAACGGGTTGTTCATCAGCCACCAGGGGATTATTTGCTGGTGGAAATAATGATTCCAATCTTAACGTTATTGATTATGTAACTATTGCATCAACAGGAAATGCAACAGACTTTGGCGATTTAACTGTTGCAAGGAATTATATGGGAGGATGTTCTTCGGCAATTAGAGGTGTATTTGGTGGTGGAACTACTGGTTCTGTTTCAAATGTTATTGACTATGTAACCATTGATTCTACAGGCAATGCTATAGACTTTGGTGATTTAACTTTTTCAAAGTATGGAGTAACAGGTCTATCAAACGGACACGGTGGATTAGCATAAATTATATAAAATTATAAAACCCTCCAAGCCAAAAGCAAGGAGGGTATTTTTATATTAAATTTTTACAACTTACATGGATATTTGTTGTACCATTCTTGATACCGTGCTCCATTTACGGAACTCCATGATGACCAGTCTTTTCCGCCCTTGGTCATATAGTGCGCCACCTGTGCATTAATTACTGGGTTAAATAACTCAGCGTTTGAATCTAAGTCAAACTTTTTTCTGCGATCTGGACCTAACTCCTCTATCATGTTAATTTGAAACACTCCGTAGGAACTATCTCCAGTTTTTGTATTACCATTAAAAGCAAAAGGACGTCCATTAGATTCTGCTTTAGCAACTGCACATGCAGATTGTAAAGCCTTTCCCTTGAAGCCTACCGCCTTTAAAAGGTCAACCAACTGCCCATCACTTAAAGAATGAGCATTTTCATACTTCTCTAATTTTTTTGCCGTAGAAACCAAAAAAACCCCTTGAGGGGCTTCAACTGGCATTGGCGTAGTAATTAAAGTTTTAGTTTCAAGAGCATTGGCGGCATTTAAAAATGGTGCAAAAAGCCCAACCAGCGCTACTAAACCTAACCATACTGCTTTGTTCTTGTCTCTCATTGAAATTACCTCCTAGAGCCAAATTGCTACCTTGCGGTAGCATTGTATTAATTGTAGCACGAATTTGGGTTAAAAGACAAGTTTAGATAATATTTTTTTATTTTATTATAAATGCCGTGCTTGAAAGTGGTATAATAATTATCTTATGGCAGAAACCGCAATCTATGACCTTCCGTATCCCACAGACGCATCACCCGTTGATGTTGCTGGTGATTTACAAGCATTAGCAGAAGCAATTGATGCGGTATTGCCAAGTTTAGGCTTACCATATTTTACTCATGAAGTTAGAAATAACAGTGGTGCAACTATTGCTAAGGGTGATCCAGTTTATGCTACTGGGTTTTCTACTAAAACTACCGTCGCAAAATCGGTAGCAACAGATATCACAACCTTCCCAGTAATAGGATTAGCAACCACATCAATTACAAATGGTAGTGATGGTGTAGTTATTGTTTCTGGTATTTTTAGTGATGTTAATACTTCTTCATATACCGCTGGAGATATCCTATACGTAGGAACATCTGGTGGGTTAACAGACACACAACCAGCAGGTGGCTCAGGGGTTACAGGAGTGGTTTTAAAGGCTAATGCAACAACAGGTATTATACTTGTTACACCAGCAAAAACAAACGGCACTTGGGGTGCAGTAAAGGCAGGATTATAATGGCAACATATAGAGGTCAAGGCTCAGACTCATTTTCAATTGGTGCAGCCCCACCACAAGTTTCTTGGACAGTGGTTCGTGGAGACACCGCAGCATTTAGAGTTTATGTAACAGATGAAAACCGTCAACCAATAACAGTTGATGAATGGACAATATCAATGGACATTGCTAGGAGAACTGTTAATGCAAATACTGGCGTAGTAACTTATCCAGTAATTGTTTCACTAAGTCCCGCACCTTCTGTGGATGATGACGACGGAGAGTTTACAGTTTCACTTTCTGCAGGAGATTCTGAAGATCTTGAAACAGGAGATATTTTTGATATTCAATTATCAGATCCAACCAGAACTTGGACGGTATGTAAAGGAACAATCACAGTAATTGAAGATGTAACATCTGCTGAAAGTTAATTATGCCAGTAGAGAAAGTAACAACATTACAGCAGTTTAAGGTTTTTGCAAATTCAAAAGATTATGCAAAGGTAAGTTTAAAAAGGATTGGCACATTTACTCCAGAGATTGAAGGCATATATCCTTTTCGTGTAAGGTTTAAAGATCTTGGATACCCTGGAATTTCTAGCGGTAACGCACCAGCAATTGGTTTAGCAGTCATTGGTAGTACATTTCTTATTTTATGATATAATCACATATATGGCCATCATAGCGATTAATACACTAAAAGGTAAATTTGAATCTGGTGATATTCCTACTGGACAAGATTTTGCAGACTTAATTGACACCACTTCATACCGTGCAGAAGCCCTGGGTGGAGATGGCAATAACTCGTCAACAGTTAATGGAATAGAGACAGCAACAGTATTTGACACCATTGAAACAAGTACTTGGCGCACAATTAAGTATTTAATTCAAATTTCTCATCCCTCAACAAGTGTTTACAAGAGCACAGAAATCAACATAGTTTTTGATGGAACAAATCAAAATATAACAGAGTTTGGCACGGTATCTAATACGGCAAACGCCATAGGAAATATCACTGCTAGTTTAAATTCTGGTATAATAAGCATGACGGTAACCCCCGTATTAACGCCGATGACCATTAGGTATTACCGAACTGGTTTGAAAGCCTAACCCCAAGGAGTAACAAATGGCAACAGTAGACAAAGCCTTTAGAGTAAAAAATGGCTTAGTGGTTGAGGGTAGTACCGCTACCGTCAATACACATGATGTAATTACAAAAGAAATCTTTGACGCAAAAGGTGACTTGTTAGTTGGTACAGGATCAAACACTGGCACCAAAGTTACAGTAGGAACAAACGGATATGTTCTTACAGCAGATTCATCAGAAACAAATGGCGTTAAGTGGGCAGCAGCCCCAGCAGTTGGAGCATTTGAAACTTCAATTGTATTTGAAGGTACAACAGCAAATGATTTTGAAACAACTCTTACAGTAACAGACCCAACAGCAGATCGTACAATTACATTCCCAGACTTATCAGGTACTGTAATTACAACTGGTGATTCTGGCACAGTAACTAGCACAATGATTGCAAATGACACAATTGTAGATGCAGATATTAACTCAGCAGCAGCAATTGCTCAGTCTAAGATTTCAGGTCTTACTACTGATCTTGGAAACAAGGCTTCATCATCAGATCTTACAACTCACACAGGAGCAACAGAAGCACACGGTGCAACTGGTGCAGTAGTTGGAACAACAAACTCACAGACACTTACAAACAAAACACTTACAAGCCCAGTAATTTCAGGACTTACACTTTCAGACGGTTCAATCGTTCTTGAAGGTGCTACAGCAAACGATCATGAAACAACTATTACAGTAACTGATCCTACAGCGGATCGCACTATTACTTTGCCAGATGCTACAGGTACTGTTGCTCTTACAAATAATAAGTTAGATGTTTTTGCAGCAACTACTTCAGCAGAACTTCGTACAGTAATCTCTGATGAGA